AGAACCATTGTAAAAATAAGTAAAACTTTGATGATTGATAGTCATAATAACTGAACTATCATTCTCTACACTTGTTCCAGCACCTGCCTGGACTGTTATATTGTATGTAGCAATCTTATTACCCTCGTCTTTTACGATAAGTTTTTTGCCAGTATTTGGAGATGTTGGAAGGACTATTGTTACTGGAACATTTGTATTTACACCAATATAATCGTCAACATTTGATGCCTGATAATAAGTGGTAATTCCACTAATATTTACAATCGTTGTTCCACCAACATCATTTGGATCAACAAACTCAAACTTTTTTATACTATGATTATATTGAAGAAATTTTTGATCATATACTGATGGATTTGTAGCAATACCAACAATATCATCAAGATATTTAAGTTGTGTTTCTCCACCTCCACCTAATGTGGAAAGCTGTTGTTGAATACGAGAAAGGAACGTGTTGTAATGTTTTTGTAAATCATCAAGTGTTGCGAACTTTTGATCCAGTGGAGTAATTGGATCTTGTTGCTGCTTAACATCGCTGGGTTCGGCAAGAAGTCCTAATGATTTTTCAATCAGTTCTTCTTTGGGTTCTTCAAGTTCTTCCTTATGATCCTCTAATACCTCAAGAACTTCTTCTAAAGAATCTTCAATTACATCTTCAATAATTTCTTTTTGTTGTATGGGAGTATCAGAATTCAACCATTTTTCAAATGCTTTAATGGTTTTTTCTTCTTTTATTTTTTTCTTTTTATTTTCCTTTTTTAAATTAGCAAATTCACCAAAAAGAGAATCTAATTCCAAATCTCCAACTAGAGAATCAATCTCTTCTTTTTTCTTTTGTTTTTCTTCTGCTAATAATTTAAAGAAATCAGATAATTCAGAAGACATATTAACAATTCCAAGCTCTTAATGATTTGTTGATTCTTGAATCTGGATCATGTGCAGTTTTTGCGCTTGTTAATTTTGCTTTCATTCCCTTCATTCGGGCACAAAAAGAATCTCTACGTGAACCACCTTTTGGTTGGGGTGCCTTCAAATCGCTACCAGGATGCTCTCTTTCATAAGATTTACGTCCTTTTTCATTTAAACCACCTTTAGAATTTTTTCCTTCTTTTCTTTGCCAAGCAGCAGATGCCTCAGCCATAAATGATTCAAAAGATTTTTGTTCTTTTGGTACACAATTTGGAACTTCCTTACCACCCTTATTTTTTTTACCAATCATCTCATATCCTTTCCAGCAAGGATCTTCACCTTTCATTTTCTTTGCTTCTTTTACCAATGGTTCCGATTTAATTAAATCAACAATTTCAACAAAAGTATTTCCGTTAGCATCTTCAATTGTTATATCTTCCTTTTGATATTTTTTTTGATATCCCTTTGCTTTAGGAACTCCTTTTGAAGGAACGCAATTTGGAACTTTTTTTCCATTTTTCTTTTTCATTCCAACTTGAGTATATCCATCCCAACAGGGATCTCCCTCCACTAATTCATCAACTTTTGTTTTTGAGATAATACGAGAAAATAAAGAAGTCTCTTCTTTTTTAAATTTTGGTAAATCAGTTTTATTTTTTAATTTTGTTTCTGCTGCTTGCCTTTCTCCTGGATTATCAGTTTTAGCTGCAAGGTTTCTAATTTTTGCTTGCTTACTAGCTGCCCTATGTGCCTTTGGATTTATTTCAAAACTTTCAGGAAAATTTCCTGGGTGTGGCATATTTGGATCATATTTTTTAATTGAGTATCTATCCCAAAAATTTCCACCCCATGAGCACTGGTTACGTGTTTCCATTTTTCCACAAAGCTTACAATATCTAGATTCTTCCTTTGCTTCTTTCATGTCTTTGATCCAAGTATCTGGAGTTTTATGGTATTTATTTACAAAATCATTGTGGAGTTTTTTTGCACTCACACCTTTGTTTTTCATAATACGTCTCATAAGTTTATCGATAGAATTATAAGAAGTATTATCTAATTTTTTTAAACCAGCTTCTAAATCTTGAACTGCCCCTTCTTTAACATCTTTAAATTTTTTATGCTCTTTTTTAGCAGATGCTTCCATTTTTTTCAAACGAGTATAATAATCTGGAATTTCATCTAAATGTTGGAGGGCAATATCAGTTGCTAAAATTTTATCTCCCGTATGCTCATGTTCAATAGGAATACCCATCTCAAGTTGATTCCTTACAAAGGAAACTTCAAGGCGATGCTTCTTTGCAATTTGCTCAACTGATTTATGTGGCTTTAGTTTATCCAAGATGCTATGAGATTACTCTTTATTATTTAGAAATCCTTGTTTAAGAAGTTTTTGCAACTCAGTGGTTGATCCAACAAATACAGCATTATTTGTAACATTATTTGTGGTTTTTGATGCAGTTTCTTCAACATCCTTAAGTTTCTTTTGCAAATCAATCAGCTTATCCGTTACGTCACCTACACTTTTAATTAATTGTCCAGCAACCTCATACGCTCTAGGACTATCACTATCACTAGCCAACTCCATAATTCCATTGATGGCTTCCTGCCCTTTTTCAATCAATGAATAAAGATTGGCTCTTGTATATTCATAATCTTTATGAATATCATTTTCAGTAGATTTAATTATTTTAACTTCCGATTGTTTTGCATCAACGTCTACAATACTACTTTCTGTATTCAATGCCTTATCAAGTTCTTCAAATTTATTTGTCATGTTAAATTACTAAATGTCAGATTGTGTTGTTGGACTATAAGTTTTAGAGTCTGAAAAAATATCTAATGTTTCTGTATAGCTATAATCATCACCCGGATTTGCGGTGATTGGATCTGGGGTAACTGTATACCTCATTTCCCTTTTATTTACAGTTGTATCAGTATCTGAATAAAAATCAACCTGAACCTTACGAATAAGTCCATCAGTTGTAGAAGATATTGGACCGAAGAGATATGTTTTTGCAGTAAATTGTAAAGTATAAATTAATGCTCTTCTGGTTGAGAAATCTCCCTCATAATCATCTTGAAAAGAAACACTATTTAAAGTAAATGGAATATCTCTTTTTTCGCCAATTTCTGAAATTAAATCTAAGGTAACTGTAAATGTGGGTTGAAAAAATGGCAGAATTTGCTCCAAAATTTGTAAAGCATCATCTTCCAATTTTGTAAGAATATTTAACTCAAATCCAATATTGTATGGGACAGGCATATAAATTTGCTTTAAATTTCCCCCACCAAGAGCTTTAAATGACTGCGTAACAGTTGCCTTTCTGCTTCCATCATACTCAATTGAATTCATTTCAAAGGACATTCTTGGCAAATTAATCTGAACTGGTGCATTCAGATTTGGTTGCTGATCAATACGAGCTAGAAATTTTTGAGGTGGTCCATATGCCAATGGAACTTCCATTTGGCTAATAATATTACCACTTTTATCATCATGCATGATATAGGTATCTTTAAAAAGTGCCCCAAATGCAATTATAGTTTTTTTAAAAATTTTATGATAAAAGTAAGTTCCTAACATTAATAAGTACCAAATGGATTAGATTCTGAAAAATCAAGTAATATATCTGCCTGATCTTTAATATTTTTATTTTCTTGGTATTTATTATCGTGCGTATCGTAACTTTCAAAATGTTGTACCGCATAAGTAGCTGAAGATGCAGTACCAACAACAAGTTCTCCTGGATAAAACTCACCATCATTAATTGAAATTTCTAAAATATTTGTTGCCTTATCCCAAGATTTAACTCTAGCAGTTGTACTTGAAATGGATCCAACAATTACTTCATTGAAGATATAAGTTCCAATTCCAGAAAGCACAGGTGGAGAACCTATTGTAATAGTTGGAGCCCCTGTGTAACCAGATCCAGCATTAATAATTGAAATTCCAGTAACAAATCCATCAGTTACGGTAGCAATTCCAGTGGCGGTTACTCCTCCACCAACTGTTGGAGAACTGAACGTAACAGTTGGTGCAACTACATAACCACTTCCACTATTTCCAATTGAAATAGCTCCAATTCCATAAAGGGACTTTTGAATATTTGCAATAGCAGTAGCACCAATTCCAGTGCTACTTGCAATTGATACTAATGGTGCAACAGTATATCCATATCCTGGATTTGTTAGTATTATATTGCTAACTGATTTTGATCCTGATAGGTTTCTAGTAAATGCAATAGCAGTTGCATTTACTCCACCAGAAGGTGCTGTTGCAATTGAAACTGTTGGTGGAGTTAGATAATTATATCCATCATTAGTTAATGATATACTTTGAACAAACCCAGTTGTTAGTCCTGCTGTTGCAGTAGCTAAAACACCAGAAGAAATTAATTGTAAAGATGTAATATAACCTTGATCTTCAATAGTTCTATCAACTTCATCAATTGAAGTATCAATAACTTCATCTTCATATTCAAAGAGTTCGCAGTTTAGTTCATAGACATATAATTTTCCAAGTTGATAAAATGGTTTCTCATGTTCAACAAATTTAACTTCAAATAATCTTTGTCCGAGTGGGAAATAAATTAAATCACCTTCTCTTGGTCTTGAAGCTAATACTATTTCCTCACTATCCATTGAAGCTAAAAATGGAGCAATAAAATCTTCAAACCTATCTTTTGAAATAACAATATTCAAATCATCACGAAGACTCATTCCAAATTTTGTTAAAATATCTCCAGATCCAGCATACCCTTCATAAGTATTAACATATGCCTCTATAGCAAAATTATCATCAAATTTGGAAGAAGTAACTTCTTTAATGATAAGGTGTTCATTTACAAACTTTCTTGGTATGTAAATTACCTCCACACCAAAAATTTTCAAATGTTCATTGATTAAATCTTGAACAAGTCTTTGTTCGGCTGGTGATCCTTGAAGAAAGTAGGGATTAAGTGCCATTATCCAATAGAGTCGTAAGGAGGCATTTCGTAGTCCATAGACATTCTGCTCATAATATCATCGATTTCTCTTTGAGCATCTTCATAGAGTTCTCTACCATTCAATTCAATACCACCAGGAAGTTTTACTCCTTTAAATTTAATCAAATTCTGTCCCCACTGCCTCTTAATTAAAGCAGTCAAGTATCTTTTAACAAAACGATCATTATAAACTTTAGTAAAATCATTTGGATCCAAAATCCTATAACAGTCGATAACAAAAAATGTTCCGAGAGGAGCATATCCCCAATCAATATCCAAATACAATCTATTTTGTCGTATATTAAATCTAATTTGTTTATCCGTTTCTAATAGGAAATTGATATCTTCCAAATATGATTTAACCATTGAATATTGTAAAAGTTCAACAGAATTGAAATAATACAAATCATTCAAAAATAACTGATATTTAATACTAAACATTCCTCCAGAAATTGTACTAGTATCAAATTTATAAATTTTTTCAATTCCAATTACACTATCTGGAACTTGAATAAAATTGGAATTTTCGTAGAAATTAAAAGTTGTTGTAATTCCTGCAATATTTGCTGTTCCTGTTGTAGTGACTATTCCTACTCCAGTTTTTGAAACTGATCCACCAGTTTGATTGAGTCCACGACCTCTGTTAATATCATCCTGACTAACTTGGTATTTTAGATACATCCTCTCAACGCCGTCGTAGTGCCTCTCCTGGAACATCTGGAGGGCGTCATCTACTAGATCGTCTATTTGATCGTCATCTACGTTAATCTCCAATACAGGGTATCCTAGACGCCTTAGACAGTAATCTATGAGTCCTTGACGACTTGATGGTTTAGACATTAGTTAGTAGCCCCTTCTCTTACAAGTGCCATACCTTCAACTACTCTAGTTTTAACAGAATTTGCACTAACAATTACAATATCGTAAATATATCTTCCAGGCTTAATTTGGGAAATTGCCGTCGCTGACATTCCAATTGCAATCGTTCCTTCAGAAGAACTGGCGATTGAAACATTAAATCCATATGATGTAGAACTACTAGAATATTTTCTCATTCGAGAACTTACTCCATATCCAGTAAGATTTAACGCAGAATTATCAGAAGAATTTGCTAAGTTAAATGTCTGGGAAAAATCTGCACCAGTATTTATTACTATATTGCTGACGTATACTGCAGCCATTTACTTTTTAGTATACCTAAACAATATTTATAACTAAACAATAATGTGCATTTTTCCTATAACTTCTTGTTGTTTGAAATAAAGTTTTATGTATGATTTGCTAATATTTTTCAATTGCTCTACATCTTCACAACTATCAATTTCTCTAGCAATTTTTTCATATTCAAATAATTTAGAGATGTTTTCTAAATCAATTTTATTTGGATCCATTTTTTTCTAATAATTGATAGAGTAAAGTTTTTATTTCATCAAGTTCATTTTTCATGTCTTCAATTTCTTTCTTTTCTTTTTCTTTACTGCTTAGCGATTTTAAATAATTGTTATAAGCAGTTTTATCTGTATTAATTATAGCATTAGTTTTACTATCACGATATAAATTTGGATGACCTTCTACTGGTATTCTCATAGGATTGCTATTGTTCTTATCGAATCTATTTTTGGAGCAAGTGCTTGATTAGATCCAGACATAACAATTTTAATTCTATATCCGTTAAATAACGGCAAATTATCAGCAGTAAAAGTATATTCTAAGTATTCATCTCTATTACTTCCACGAACATAAGCATCTGGCAATCCATCATTATTTGCTGGATTAATAACAGTATCTCCAATGCTATCTCCAGTTGTATCCTTTAGATTATTATATCCTGGGAATAATTCAAAAGATTGATTAGATTCAGATGAATTTTGCTTAGTTAAGCTATACAATACTCTGAAGTCCGCAGAAGTATCTCTATAAGCACTGATTATAACTTTTAAACCTTTTGCTGATTGATCTAAAGTAATTGGAACAGAAACATATATTGCAGAGTTTGGATCATAATTAAATGAGTTTACTCTATTATCCTTAGCATAATTTTGAATTGGATCATTTAGACGATTGCTACCAAATTCCGAATATGCACTATCAAGGAATATCATTGGTGATATATTAGTATCCGTAGTTGATAACGTAATTCCAGTTGTTAATGATTTATTTCTTGGTAATGCACCCAAATAATTGGTTTCATTAACTTTAGAACATACAATTCTAGGTGTTACAAATTTATTTGGAACATTTAATTGAATTGGTTCAAAATTTTGATCTACAAATGAACTTTCATTTCCACCCATGCTTGTTCCACTAATGGATCTGATTTTTCCACTTACAAAAGTAGAAGAACCTGGTGTAATTACATTGTAGTATGGAGTAATTGTATCAAATTGAATATTTTGTGTTGCATTAACACCACTTCCGCCAAGATATGCACTACTATTAAATGCTAATTGTGGCAACCCGTTACCACTAACATTATCAGAACTTCTATCTGTACCATTTGTACTGATTCCAACTTGTAAATAATACCCATCACTATTTGAATAAAGGCTATTAATATTAAAAGTATTATTAACTCTTCTTAAAGATATTCCATTTAATTCATACTTATAAACCTGAGTTTGATTTGTATGTGGTTGAGCCAACGTTGAATCTATTCCACGAATAATCCCATTCAATGTTCCACTTGCTAATGAAGTATACCCAATAATTTCATTATCTATTTTGACGTATCCAGGATTTGTAGAGGAAACGATACCACCTTCAAATAAATTGAAATTCGATGTATCTCCAATTGAGATTGAAGAATCATTTACTGCAAGATTTGTTGTAAGTATTGTCGGAGATATATTTGATTGGACATTACTTAAAGTAACAAAATTACTCAACGAATACATTCCATGATTAAAATGATTTACTGAAATGAAGTTACCAGCATAATATCCACTAGGTGGCGTTGATGATACTACATAAGTATTTCCTAAAGAAACTCTAGTTCCACTATTATCATAATAAACTAAGTTTGTAGCTGCTGTAGTAAATGAATTTGCTTGAACATTTGAAAGATATAGTGTATCTAAACCAGCAACTGAACCAATTGTAATTACTGCCCCAGCTCCAGTTCCACCAGCAGACGAAGTTACGATTCCTACAATATCACCAGAAACATAGCCACTTCCAGCATTTACAGTTGTTATTCCAGTAATAACACCACCTGTCTGGCTAATTGTGACTGTAAGTCCAGTTCCATTGCCAGTAATTGAATATGTTGGGATATTTGTTTGGTTAGTATAATTAATTCCACCAGTAGTAATTCCAACTGAAGATACTGGACCACCACTTCCAACAATATATCCATAGTTATAAGTTTTTGTTGACTCGCCAACTTTTCTTCCTGTAGTGAGAATTCCAATCATCGTTGAATTTGATGTAGTTGTAATACCTACAGTTAAAGTTCTTGGATAAGTTGTGATTGGGTTTTCGTTCAATGTAGCTACATAACCATTACTTTGATCTAAAGTTGGATTGTAGAAGAATGCAGTTCCCGAAGTTGATGCAAACTGTGCTTTATACAATTTAAACATCATATCTTGATACTGATTTTCAGTCCAAGTAGATCCATTTTGAGATTTGAATATACTACCTAAAGAATATTGTTGTCCATAAATTACGGCTTCAGAATTAGGTAAATTTTTACTATTTACAGTTTTCTTGCCCATTTCGGCAATCCAAACTTGATATTGATCACTACTTGGAGACAATAATACCAAGGCATATTCATTTCCTGGAGCAAGATAAATTGGATAATCAAATTTGAAGTTAGTAGCAACTGTTCCATCGGATGAAACATTTACCTCACTTGGAGTTAAAGTTTTTGGATTTCCTAAAATGGTAGTGGTAGGTTTCCCCAATTCAACTGTTCTAATTTGTGCTGTTACAGGAGCATTCCCAGCATCTTTGCTTGCAAAGAATACATCTGCGGAAGTTATGAATGCTCCATTGACATCGGGACTAACATCATTAGCAGTACTTGCAGAATTAGTACCTCCAACATTAAATGTTTGTGCTAAAGGATCTACATAGTATTCTGTGCGTGTAATTGTAGTTGTTGTTTGAGCAACATTAACAACACCTTGCGAATCATAATTAGTTTGTGCTGAAGATGTTAATAAACTTCCAGGTAGTGCAGGAGAATTTGTTGAACTTGAAGTAATAACATAAGTTTTATTTCCAGTCGGAATTCTTACTGGTGGTGGTGGATTAGAAAGAGGATCTCTTAAGAAGAAAGTTCCAAGTAAATCTCCATAATTGTCGGAGATTAATCTCAAATCTTTAACATATGCGATAGCACCACTGCTTTGACCGACAAGAAGCATACCCTTAACAAGATATCCAGAATATAGTCCTTGAGCTTCTTCTGAGAGGGCATGGGTATCAATATTTAAAATTTTACTCGATCCACTATATGAAGAAGGGATACTTTCTGTAGGTACATAAGGATTTGAATTATATACTGTTGTTGGTGAATTGAAAGTACCATACTTATGATTTGATGTGGCAACTCTAAATTTAATTAAATTTTGATTATTGTATGTTCCAATTACAGTTTCGCCAACTTGGAATGCTGCAGATGCACCATAAGTTTGTAATGTTGAATCTGTTGCAATTTCTATTAATTTGGGGGTAAAATCAACTCCAGCCGCACTATCTAAGAATTGGTAGAATTGTGTAGTTGGCTTAAGATTTCTTGCAGAGAATTCAGTATTACGAGATCTCATATAAAGATCTGCTCCACTTGATACTAAAACATTATTAGATGAAATAGTTGTATCCCAAAATAAAGTTTGTCTACGTCCTGTTGCTCTCACCCAAATGTGATCTTCTCTTTCGATTACAATATCAGCAAGTTGGATAGTTCTTACCCAATTATCACTTGATGGTGATAATGTGATATTTCCAGTATATTGAACAACATTAAACGGATTTACATTCTCAACTTGCGTTGCTAATGGCTGATTAATCCACGAAACTTCATTATAATTCAACAATACAGTATTTTTTCTTTTTACTACATTTGAATCTAAAAGTGTATAATCAATAGATAAGTCAATTGAAGAATCTGGTAAACTAGTTGCAGGAGCTAATTGACTCTTAATAGAGCTTCTACTAATTATTGGTACAAGTTTTTGATTGGCAGAATCTACTTGAATTGATGAATATTGAGAATCGATAAATGATGAATCTCTAAAATCATCAACAAAAATTCCACTCTTAAATCTATTTAAACCTTGAGCATCAACAATTTGTAGATTATTTGTACTTGCCTCAAGTAATGAAAGTGAAGTTGATTTTTCTAAATTACTCACTCTATCATCGATTACTCCAATATCTCTCATTGTATATCTTCTATTATCATCCAAAGATATTTGAGCTAATTTTGGATCAAAAAGATATGGAGGTAAAGTAATGGTTGCTACTTCCATTACCTCATCAATAGTTACTGGTGGAGTTGGATTATCTGAAGAAGTTCCTTGCGATAAAATAAAGTTTCCTTTTTTATCTAAGAAAAGTTTATCAATTCTTCCCAAATAATAACTATATCCTATCAATGAACCTTCTTCTGGAGTTATAATTAATTTTGGATTTGTTCCAAAAGATCTTGAAGAAAAATCAAATGGAGATGCTGTAGTAATTCCAGTAAATGGAGTCACATAGGGTCTAAAATCTAAAGTATCAGACGCCCTTACATTATTTGCTCCAATATCTGGAATATCATAGAGATATCTTGAGTTATCATAACTTAAAACTGTAAATAAATCTCCATTATCATTACTAGGTACTGAATAATAATCAAATACAACTAATAATTGATTTGAAGATTGTGTAACTGAACTATTTCTTACTATTTTGGAATAATCATAATATTCATCCTTCTGTCCTTTGTCTAAGGTAAAATTATTTGTTACGTTTTTATATAAGCCTAAAGTGATTGTTTGTATACTTCCTGTGATGTTGGACTCTTGGAAAGTCACATTTTCATATGAAGAGAATCTGTTAGAATTCAAGTATACTATTCCAACAGTATCTGAAGAAGGTTTTGTTACAATTCTGGCAACAGCACCACTCACATTACCGATAATATTTTCTCCAATAATTGCACCATTAGTTACTCCTAAGATTGGACTAAATGAAAGAGTATCTAAAGTAGGAGCATTTGCATTGACAGATTCATAGATTGCTATAACGTTTGCTACATCTGGATAGTTTAAACAAATTTCATCATCTTCAACTCTTAATCCGTAGAATTGATTGTAAGTCAATCCATTATTTACAGAAGTGTTTACTCCAGTTCCAGATTGTGGATATTTTGAGTATATAACATTTAAAGTTTTACTTCTATTATAATTCTTTACTTTACTTTGTATGCTATTTTTCAATAACGTTGAATTAATCGAAACAATAGTTTTACTAGTGGTAAGTCCACTAATAGTTACAATATTATTATTTAAAGAAAACTTGTCAGATGTTATAGTATCAAGAGTTCCATCAGAATAGAAAATTGAATATCTTTGATTATTGAACGGTAGAAAGAAAACACTTGTTATTCCAGTAACATTTGATGAGTTAAATGTTACACTTCCTCCAACACCAGTGCTTGTGGAACCTCCAAGAGTTATTTGTCTGCTAACCGTTAAATTAGATCCAGTTAGATTTACTGAAGATATTGGAGAATTTGGTAAAGTAGAATATAAAGTTCCATCATTCCTATTTCTGGTTAATGGAATACCTAATGAAAAAGTAGTATTACTAATAATACCTACGGCACCATCACAAACTCCAGATGTAGTAGTAACTCCAACAACAGTCATGGATAATCCTGTTGATGATACTGAAGTGACTCTATTATAAGTTTCTGTACTAAATCCTGCTCTTTGATATCTAATTATACTATCAGTTACTATTCCACTAAAAACTTTTCCTGAAGCAGTTACATTTCCAGTGGAATCAATACTAATTGTATCTGTAGAGTTAAATCCACTTGCAGTAATTTTTTCTAAACTAGTATCCGCACTAAAGGCTGTTGAAAATCCGGATATGGCTGTAGATTGATAAGTAGATTTAATATCTTTTGTATCAAAACTTCTAATTGATGCTACAGTTCTTGTTGGAATTGTAGATACTCCATTTATAAGTAAAGGCTCACCTACTTGGAAGGCTCCTGATACCTGTCTCAATAGAATTAGTGTTGTGCCACTTCCAGCATTTGCTGCATAGCCACTTGCTCCACTATTTTGCCCCTTTACAAATGAAGTTGCAGGTAAATCAAGGCTAGATATAGATTGATTTAATGTTAATTGAGTATATGTTTGAACATCATAAAGATATAATCCCCATCTAGTTGCAGTTCCAATCCCAGAAGAATATGATGAATCATTAAGATTCATCATGTAAACTCTAGCATCACCAATTTGAGTTCCTGTTGGTATTGATGATCCTTTTCTTTGATTATAAAGAGCTATTTTTTCTTTGAAGAGAGGAGTTCCTGAAACATTATTGACTATAAAAGTGTGTCCAAAATAAAATGGTATTTCTGCAGCACTAATAGTTTTAACATCTCTTGGTTTTGGAGAATCTAGAATTGTCAATCCATTTTGGGTTATATCATAACCTCTTACATAAGACAAGCCTGGTGAAATTTTTACACACATCAAATCATCTGATGGTGTATTAGATTGATCAGTTTTTTGATTGGAGAAATAAATCCCATCATTTCCCAATCTATCATTTAAAGAATTTTGGGTATCTACTTTATATTCAGTAACCGAAAAATCTCCAGCTTCATCATAAGTTCTTTTTGCCAAATAATCTCTTATATTTGAATTTGGTGTGGTATTTTGTATTTTTAAAATTTTTCCGTTTACAACTCTCAGAAGCTCAACAAAATTAGTATCGTCAAGATCGGTTAGTAATTTTTTAGTTAGGGATAAAGATATTTTAAACCTATCTGCTCCAGGTGCCGCATAATTTGTAAATCCTTTTGCATTATCATATAAGTTTTTATCATCATATGCCGTAATTACTTCTTCACTAATATATAAACCAACTCTATATGATGGAACATTGTCATAATAGTCAAGTATTATAGTTTCAGCGGATACATTTACAAAATATCCTCTAATAAAATAAACTCCATCTGCAATAGATACTGCTGATCCAATAGAAGTTGCATTTAGGGAAATTAATCCTACAAGAGGAGTTCCTGAATTTATGGTGCTGGAACCATAGGTAATATTATTATTTGCCGCAACTAAAAGCTCTCCATCAATAAAAGAGCTGATTACAAAATTATTTCCAGAATCAATATATTTTACATATAAGGTAATATTATTTACTTCAACATTGTTTGGTAGTTGTACATACTGCACAATAGCTGTTACGCCAGAAGATTGTCCAGTTAATTTTACACCAATAAGTTGATTTGCATAATCTGAAACATTAACACCATAAAGTGTTGGATTTACTTGAACTGCATAAAAATATCCATCATATGCAACATTTCCTGGAACTACAACAGAACCATTTTTAAAAGTATTACTTCCAAATTTTTCAATTTGATCTTGTAAAATTGATTGTAAAGTTGTTAACTCTCTAGATTGGACTGGGCGTCCTGGATTAAATAATACTTTATAAAAGTTATTCGACGAATTAAAATCATCATAATATGGACTAATATTCAGGTCTGTCTTTTGTGCCATTTTTTAAAATTCCAGGATAATTTTAACGTCTTCTTTTTGTCTAGAATTCCTTGAGATTACAGGTCTATTATCAATATAGATAATATCTCCAGATGATTTATTTATATCTGGATTAGCAAGTCCACTGGTAAAATTGGCATTTAAATTAATTAAATTATTTCCAGTTGGGTTTGTAGTAATACCAGAAAAACTAGTATCTATTGAACCCGAAAATCCACCATTTGAAGTTACTGGATTTGATGTTGATTGGAAACTTAAAACTTTACCTCCGCTAGAAATTCCAACATAATCAGTTTGATCTATAGATGTGGAGTTATAATATGAAGTTCTGTCTCTAAAATATTTTAGAACATTTGTCTGAGAATCAAATGATGCTACATAACCTTTTGCAGTCCCACCAGAAACTGTTTGTGATATGATATCACCAACATTAGCCGTTCCTGAATAGGATGAAAATTTAATTGAGTATAATGAAGAAAATGAATTGCTTGTGAAATTTGAAGTTGATCCAAATGAAGTTGGATTTTTTACAATTCCAACTTGTGCATAACTGGTATCTATTGGATAATCTTTTGTTGAATCATCAAACCTTGCGTAAACCAATACTTTATCTGTTCCAAGTTCTTGGTATAAATTATATCCATGACCTAAAGAAGGTGGGATAATAGGAATTAATTTAGCTGGGATAGTAGCTCCAGTATTAATTACTCCCAAATCAACTAATCCATATGTATATCCCGAACCACCAGCCGTTACCGTAACATTTGTAATAGATCCACTAACCACATCAACTAAAACTTTACCTCCAGATCCATCACCCAAAATATTTAAAGATTGTCCTAACCCACCGCCATATCCACTTCCACCATTTGCAATATAAACTTTTTTAATTTGATTATTATTTAAACTCGAATCTCCATTCTGCCTAACAGCAGTAATTTGGGCATCTGTAGAGGAACTCCAATTATCAGGAACTGTGACGTATTGAATTGAATCAAATTTTACAATATCATTTGGAGAAACGGTAAACAAATATTTCCAAAGATAACCATCTCCACTTGTTCCTGCTGATGATGGTTCTAAATCGGTAAAAGTTGGTTCATCCTGAGAAGTATTTCCAGTAGTGTTTATTCCACTGGAACCATTATCAATACAAATATAAACATTATAATTTGAACTTATAACATAATAATTTGCATCATATAAACGATATGAATTTGTTATTGGTGATGGATTAAGTATGCTGTAATCATGGCGATACATCTCATATTTTGTACCAGATGACCAAGTAACTTTTCTAATTAATCTTCTAATATTTGAAGAATTAACTACCTGTCCAAACATCATCGTATCATGATACGAATTCATGTAATCAGTATCATCAATTGGATTTGGTATATTACTATTCCAATTAGAGCTTCTACCAAATCCAACTGATGTGGGATTTGGTAGAGATGTGAAAACATAATAAGAATTTGATGAATTTTCTACAGAAGTTACAAAATTATCGGCATTTGATAATCTAAATTGATCTGTTACAATAGCTGCCATATTACTAGCGTTTTTTTCTATATTTATATTAACTATAAAGGTTACTGTATTTTATCCCACCACTATTTCTTATTCCATAATTTCTCCTTTGAATTGATGCAAATGTTGTTAGTCCAACATCAACTTTTAATGCAGTAACCGCAATTGAAATTGGAGATGATGATCTGCTAAAACCTGACAACCTTCCCCAAGAATATCGCCCAACATAAGATCCAGTAGTTGCTATTCCAACAACTGAAGTGTTGGAGTTTATATTACATGTAATGGATGCAGTTAAATTGTTTAGTGGATCATAAGTAAAGGCATGTACATAATAAATGTTATCCAAATGAGACGTTCCAATTCCAACAATAGCACTATTACTACTATCAATAGATGTTACACCTTTTCCTACGCTTGTATCGCAAATGAATATTGGATATCCAGTTGTTAATCCTGAGGGGAATGGATTTGATACCGATGTGTTCAAATAGAATTTAAGTGCCAAAGGATTTCCTGATGTTCCTGAAGTAGTTGTTATTCCAGTTATAATTCCGGCAAATCCTTCAACCAATGTAACTCCAGAAATATATTCTGAAGATGTAGAAGGTAATGGTACAATTACTTGAGGGGGTTTTGAAGATGAATATCCAAATCCTGGATTGGTGATTGTAATTGGTGCTGTTAATGTACCATTAGTAACTGTTACTGTAGCTGTTGCTGTAGTTCCCAAACCTACTCCAACAGTAGGTGGTTTTGCAATTTTAACAGTAATTGCAGCTCCAACATATCCAGATCCTGCACTTCCGATAGTTAATAATCTTACTGTGCCTGCAGCACTAACTGTAGCTGTAATAGCCGCAGCCACAGGATTTGGAGCCCCACTAACAATTAATCCATCAAAAGATTGAATTGTTGTTCCACTTAAGTTTTGTTCATATTTAAAGAAATTTGCATCATCTACAAATAATTGAGTATCTGTTGATGAGAAATTTTTAATAATTTTTGCTGTTGGATAGATCAAAGATTCGATTGAATCCCTTGATTTATAAACAATTTGTCCATTTATTTGAGTATCAATTTTTTGTTTTGTCCAACTAAGAGGTTTTGAATTGTTAATATCAATTCCAACATCCGAATATATGTTAGTTTGAATTTTATCCGAAGAAGGTGTATCAAATACTACTCTAGATTTTTGAGTAGTTGTAATAGCTAGATTTGAATTATTACTAAAAACTTGAACATTATCTCCAACTTTAATTGTTTGGTATATTGTTACTAAGTCACTATCAACACCTCTGGTTCCTCTATAGAAAAATATTGAAACTTTATCAGAAGGTAGTGGTGGTTCGGTTAAAGTAAATGAAGATCCTCCATCAAATTGATAAGCTACTCCAGGATCTTGAATAACGCCATTTATAAAAATTAGTAAAATTGCATTTAAATCTATATTTAAAGAATTTGAATTTGCTGTATTAAGTTGATAACTTAACAATTGTGAATTATAATAAAGAGGGAATCTAGTTCTCACACCATCTTGCAGATATGCAATAGAATCAATATAATCCAAATCTCCAAATTGCCAAGCTGCAAATGAATCAGAAAATGTATCAAGAACCGTTAACTGATACTGTGATAGTGGAGCAGGAATACCAGCCGCAGTAACTAAACCAACTGGAGTAAATACATCACCTTTTTGGAAAGCATATCCAGGTCTTGCAATTTGGAATGAATTAATTTTAAATAATGTTGATCCAATTCCTGTTGTAGAATTTGGAGCCACATTTACATTTAGTAATAATGAACTTCCAGTAGCTGTAGTACTAACACCTGATCTTGAAATTCCTTTTACTGTCAAGTTTGAATAGCTTGGAGAAGGTATTTGTAAAACTGGATTTACATAACCAGTACCAGCAGCACCAATACTAAAAATTAAAGTTCCTCCAGCACCAACAACAGCATTAATAGTTGCATTATTATTCCCAACTTTATTTGGATCGGTTATACCAATAGAAATATTTCCATAATATCCAGAGCCATACGAGCCGCTAGTGCCGATTCCAATGGATGTTATAGCTCCACTTCCATTTAAAGTTACCGTAGCTGCAGCACCTACTAGAGGGGCATATCCAACCCCACCAGTAGATCCTAAAGAAATAATTACTCCACCTCTAGGCAATTGATTCTGGTTTACATCATAGTTAGAAATTATTATAGAACCATTACTTGAAGTTATTCCAGAAAATACAGCACTTGTAATACCAAGACTATTATTTTGAACAATTGAAAAATTATTTAAACTATTATTTGGTGTAGTTGGAGTTTGGAATATTTGATTAATGAATAAAACTCCATTTCCAGTAGATCCCAATCCAACAGTATTGATACCTTGAACAGTTAAAGTATAGGTTTGACCTATTCCTGTAAATTTATCAGAAATTTCATCATATAATTGATTATTTGTATAATCTTGCTTTAAAAATACTCTTCCATTAAAAGAAGATTTTGCTTGAGCTAAATTGCCAGAAGTATAGCTGCTGACTAAATTTCCAATAGGCGAATCGGTAAAATGAATTTGCCCTCCACTTATATTATATGATCCTCTATAAATTCTAGCCGTTCTAGAATCCAAATGAGAAGTTGAAATAGAACCAACAGATCCTCGTGAAACATTAACTAATGAAACTGTTCCACTATTCGTAATTGGTCCAGAACTAGTGGTACCAAGTCCAACATTTAAAACTTTCATGTATTCATTATCAATATAAAGCAAATCGCTTGGTTTAATTGACGATATTCCACTTAACGAGAATGTTGTAGAAGATGCACTTACCGAACCTCCATTATTATACAAGGTATAGTTTATAGGTGTATATGCTATTGGATATTGAACAACATTATCAATAGCAATTATTGTTCTTTCTAATCTTTTATTCATCTCCAAGGTGTGAGCATTTCCTAAACCATAAGATGTAAATGTTACATATATTCCTGCCAATGAATAATCTTTTCTTGTAGATAATCTAAATGTATTATTTGTCAATTTAATTGGATAAACTACCGATGGTAAAATAGTAGTTACAATTCCAGCAGAATTTAATGTTGCTCCAATACCAACACCAGTAGATCCAATTCCAATGAATGAAGAACCTGGCTCATAATTCAATGCCTCTCCAGTACTAAAGAAGTGATTTGCTATTGTAAATACTCCAGTTGATGGATTCAGCACTGAACTGTCTGTAGGATTAAATGTCTTTTGGAATATTGGGGTACCATTATACTTTAGATCAAAATCTACACGATTAATTCTTGCTCCATTATTTCCAGAATATGTGGCAACATTAACAGTCTCCACCATTGAGCCATATTGAAGAGAAGGTGGAATATTTACCTCATCAATATCGGTATATAAACATTCACTATATGCAAGAACTTTGATATTTCCTGTTATTGAGGCACTTGGATAAAATACTAAACTAAAATTGGATCCAGAACTATCGTAAACTCCACCAAAAGTACCAATTCCACTTGTACTTCCAATTGAAATGAATGGATATTGTAATGTTTGGATATCTGTATTATCTTGAATTAGCATCACTTGATGCAATGCACTGGTAGCCCCAATGCTAACCTCAACCAATGACTTTATGGCTGAAGTATCTAAACGACTTACCGTGACTATACTAGATGCTGTTGATACAGTTGAATAATCGGCTTGATATTTTGCACTTCTCTCATATCCTGGAGTTTGTCCATTAAGTATAAATCTGTAGGTTCCTATTCCAGCTGAAGTTGAACCCAAAGAAACATTTTTAGATTTTGCGGTAACTGAATTAATTCCAGTATTTGTATAATTTAAGGATAATACTCCAGATGAAATAGATGCCCCAAATGTTCCAATATGATTATAAGAAGCTGGTGTAGATGAAGTAGACGAATCAGTATAATTTTCTGCTAAGTAAGTATTAGTTCCATCAGTAGTCAAATATATTTCAACATAATTCATTGAATTTGTTACATTATCAATGAGTTGAATATTTGAATATACTGCAGATGTACTAGCAGCAGATACTGAAATTAATGCAGTTGTTACACCAGAATTTACTATATTATTTTTTGATATCAAATTAACAAATCCAACTGAGGTACTTCCTATTCCAGAGAATGTATCAGAAAAATTATTTTTCAAAATTTTAATATTATAATCATAATTATTAGGATCTAAAGGATTAAAATACAAATATGAATTATTTGAAGAATCTGTATAAATTTCAATATCTCCAATTTTTTGATTATATACAGATCCCCTTTGAAGTTCAAATAAGTTTCCATTTATGGAATCATTCAATACAATTACTTCTGTTAATTGGAATTGAGTTTTATTTAAATCTACAATTTGAACCAAATATCTGTTATAACTTTCTGTAGGTGATATTGATATTATATTATTTTGATCAGAAACAGATAATCCGGAGTTAGAAAACCTAGAACTTATATCATCAATTCTTAAAGCTCTATTCGTAGAGCACTGTATATAACTAGTTAAATTTTTATTATTAAATTTTAAAAATGCTGATGAATTATTTGTATTGCTGTAATCAACAACAGTGTCAAAAATATTCAGGGTATCAACACGATTTTCATCAATAATATCATATAGTATTGTAGTAGTAGATATACCAGAAATAGTATTACTAGAATTTGATGTAATTCCAACATCTGCAAAATTCTTAGTACCTGTTGTATGAAGTAAATTATTTACAGGAGTAATTAAATCTTCAAATTGAATTGGACTCTTAACAGTATAAGCTAAATCTTGATAATAATCATTATCTGCGATTACTTGATTATCATAATTTAATTTACCAATATCATTAGACCATCCATGATCTTTTTTAGTGGAATAATCTACATTAAATTTACCATAATTTTTTTGAAGAGTGTCTACAGTTGCTATAGTTCCTGATGATTTTCCTTTTATAATATTGTCCACTTCCAAAGAATATGAACCGGAAACTTTTATTGACTTATTTCCATAATATGTTACCGTAATGTCTTCTTCAATAAAACTTCCATTTATATTTACTAATAATTTTTCTCCCACAATAAATGGCGAATCAATTTGATTTATAGTAAATTTTGGATAATTTTTATAGTTAACAGCAGAAGCAATTGATTCTTGAGCAGTTTTTGCAATTCCAGGATTTGTAGTTAAACCGGAAATATTATATTCTATTTGGAAAGGATTAGCAGTAATTGCAGATGCATTGGTAACAGTAAAGAACTGATAATTATAATCTGAAGAATTAAAACCAGATCCATCATTACTATATTTTTGAATTCCCTCTACAAAAATTTTATCACCAACATAAAATACTGCAGGAGAATATGTACTAAATCCAAGTATAGGAGTTGTTAATACGCAAGTAACAACGCCAGATGATGAACTATAAACTTTATCAATGGTTGATCCATTAGTATTATTAATGGCTATTATTTCATTTGAAGTTGCTAATCCCTTTGGTTCTGCTACAACAGCAACAGAACTTATACTATTTGAAGTTAAAGTTGCCTTTAAAATACCGTTATTAACTTCTTCACCAGTTAAAGAATCCACAACGATTAAATTTGGAGCATTTGTGTAATACTTACCACCATCAGTTACTTCTATATTTGAAATAGTATCTGAAGATTTTAAAGTTATTGCTGGTGAAATATATGCATTTGGTTTTAAAGTTTTGTCAGATGTATATTCAAAACCTTCATTTAAAATTGAAATATTTGTTATATTACCAATTGCGTTTGATTGTGGTACAATATATGCTCCACTACCAATTGAAGAAGCTACTCCTGTAAATAGAGGAAGTTTTTTGTAATTTAATCCTTTTGAAATTGTTCTAATTTTTGCAATTGGACCATATGCTGTTAGTGAGTTAGTAGAATAACTTAAATTGTCACATTGTGATTGAATATAAGATAAATTTTCTGGAATATTTGTGAGAGAAATATTAAATGATGTCGTACCTATTCCAGAAATAATATATTCTCCAGTATATGTACTTGAAGAAAATGCTATTTGAGAAGAATTTTCCACATCAGAATCTGAACTAATTGTAGATCCAGATTTTTCTAAGCTATAGTAAAGATAATTTGGAATGTCCGAATCATAAATCAAAGTTAACGATGCATTTGTTGAAACTCCGACTGTTCCAACTCCAGAAATATTAAATCCTGTAGTGGCTCCGGTTGAAACAAATTCATCATTAAAACTTTGATCATAGTATATTTTAAAATTATATCCAGCCAAAGATGAATCTGATAGATTAAATACCAAATTATTATTTCTAATTACATTTATTTGTGGATTGATTGCACTAATAGTTTGATATTTTCCTCCAGTTGAAGCTATAGAAACTACAGTTGGGAGATTTTGTTGAGAATCATAATAGGTTTGGCATAATTGTATACTGTCACTATCAACCTTATAGACAAAATATTGGCTAGTTGAAAGTCCAGAAGCTAATAGATCAGTTGCAGAATAAGTTACTTTACTACCAGTTACCAAATTATGTGAAGGAATTGTAATAGTATTATTAGATGTATTAATTCCAGTACTACTAAAACCTATAGGATTAATCAATAATTTTTTATTAGTAGAGTCATATTTTACATAAATTGAAGATGAGGTTCCAATTCCAACGGAAAGATTTGGATTAACTACCAAATCAACCACATCATCATTTGATAAATTGTGTGTTTTATTTGTGTATACAGTAGCTTGAATTTTTTTAGTTTTAGATATTACTTGATTGTAAATACTTTCTAACGAATAAAAATAACTATTTGAATTTACTCCAAACCCCGTAAAAAATACTTCGGAAGAATTTAATGTTGTCTTTATACCAATCGTATTTCTAGATTTATTTGTTACATATACTGTAGTGGAAATTCCAGATCCCGGCAAATTAAATGGAACAGATCCAAATGAAGTTGATATTTGAAGTGCATAGCCGGTTATACCTGGTAAAGATAAAACAACCTGTTGATTGTCTTTAAATGGATGATTTTCAATGTAAATTGATTGTGATGGTATTGATCTAGGATAAGATGTTATTCCAGCAAATGCAAATGTTGTCGAAGTAGATACTCCAGCACTTACTCCACAACCAACAGTTTCTAATGGATTAAAAAATACTTTGTCGTTTATTTTTGAATCAAAATAGTTTGATTTTTTTGAAATTGTAAATGTATCTGAAATAAATTGAACCAATGTTGAAGTAGTATAGCCAGTTCCAGATATTCCCCTATTTACCCTTAGAACATTTTGATCCTCAAAAATGTTGAGGATGGATAAAGTTTCATTTCCAATAACAACACTACTTCCAATAGAAATATTTTGTGGTATTTCTGAAACATAGATATCAGTTACTATTCCACTACTTGGATTAGATGGGATATATTTAGAAGTAACCGTATAATATGTTGTAACTCCTATACTATAAATTCCATTTAAATTAGTTGCACTTGTTGATAATCCAGAAATTATTATATTATCACCATTTAATAAATTATGATATGGAACGATCTTTCCGCTAATACTGTTTCCATCATTCCAAGTAAGAACTGTATTATTATAAGTTTGAATATTTGTTTGTATACTTGAAATTCCTACTCCATCTACACTATAAACTGCAGCAGCTATTCCTCCGCCATTTGTTCCTGTATTATCAAATTCAAGTTGATCTCCAACTTGATAATCAGTTCCAGCAGTTACAATACTAAAACTATCAATTGATCCTTTGCTTACAGATTCAACTATTGATTTTTGGGCAACACTATCAGTTGATTCAATTATAAAATCATTTGTTGCATACTTATCATTAAGTTTATATGGAAAAGTATTTCTGATTAAATCCGAATTATTAAAATCAAAAGATTGATCAAGTGATAAGTTATCAGTTATATAAGTTGATCTATAAGTATTGCCCACAAAATATGGAAAATTGCTTATAAGAGTTGAATTTGATGGGCTTGTAGTAACTCCTGCAAAATAAGCGTATACGCCATTTGGAAAATCTGGAGTTTTAGAAAATCTTCCATTATTTTGATCAAGATCTCCACCATTACTAAACGTATAATCCTCTACAAAAAATCCAGAACTAAACCCGGATGGTCTATTAATTATTAAATTGCTATTTAATTGATATCCAGAAGTTAAAATTTTAATTAATGATGAGGTATTTTGGGAATCTGAATATCCAAATGGTCCGTAGATTGGATTTCCATCGTATGCCCATCCAATTATTGGGGAATGTTTGGTTTGATCATTATCATTAAATTCTGTTCTAATACCTGCAGAATATCCAGAAACTGAATATTTTAAATCATATATGGAGGGCTTAATAATTTCATCTCCATATTTAAAATTATTATTAACTGTTAAAGATCTTACTGCACTATCAAATACGGCATTTGAACCAACTGAAGAAACAGTTACTGAAATATTACTAGAGGTATAACCTAACCCCGAATTAATTACATCAGCACTTGTTATAATACCATTATTAACAGTTGCTTGTATTACAGCTCCAGATCCGGTTCCATTTATGACTATATCTGGCGGAGAGTAGTAATTTGTTCCGCCATATAATACATTAACAGAACTAATATGCCCATCACTTACATTAGCAATTAATCTTGCCCCACTACCAATAGATGTTGTTATTTTTGGTTTTTTGTGAAAATTGAGAGTTGTTGATCCATAATCACTTCCTGGCTCATATAAGTAAGTGTCAATGATTTCACCTCTTACAATAGCTGTTGCTGTAACAATTCCAACAGTTTTAATTGCTGTTGATCCTACACCAACCGATGCAAAAGTCGCCACAATTGAAATTGGTGAATAGCTAAAATATTGATATCCAGATCCAGTTCCTGAAAATGTTACAGTATTTTTTCTTTGATAATTTGAACTATTTGTCCCGCCAATTCCAGCATCACATAATTTGAAATAATCATTATCAATTTTTGAAATATAATATTGATTTGTAGTATTTAATCCAGCTATTGGGGATGTCTGATAGTTATAAACAATTAAATCTCCTTCATTAAATCCATGATTTGTAAAATTGACGGTACTATTAATTGTTGATATTCCTGATGGTTTTGTAATTAATTTTCTATTTGTATACCCAACTCCACCATTTACAACTTTTATTTCAGTAAGAGTATTTTTAATATCGCCGCTATTGAATTTATGAGTGCCATTTGCATTGGCAGTTGTAAATCCTACAGTATTAATTCCAGTAAGAGAATCTGCTTTTGAATTATAGAGTTGAACTGTTTTACTATTAACTATAGAAACATAATAAATTCCATTATCTACCAAATATCTATTTTGATCTAAATTGGAACCACCAAAAGTACCTATGCCTAATGGGTTATTTCCATTTGAATTATAAATTAATGAATCTCCAGTATTTAAATTATGATTTGATAAGAAAGTAATAGTTTCATTGGAGGTATCAACTCCACCATAATTGCTATTAAGTATTCTTGCATCAAATGAAATTTCTCTTCTTCTTTTTTGAAGAATAGGATTTAATATGGCTCCAGATCCATTTCCACCTGTTATTGCAATGGAAACCACAACATTTAAATCAAAATCTTGAGGAGCTACAAAAACTTTCTTAATAGATCCTGATACTACTGGTTGAATAAGTGCAGTTGATCCCAATCCAACACTTGCAGTTATGACTGGAGGATTAATTACATCGTAATTACTACCACCATTCAATACACTAACCGAATCCAGAGGACCATAATAAATTTTATCATCAGATTTATAGTTTTCTATTTCAACTCCATTTATGAGCATTCCTATTGTTCCAGGAACTGTTTCTTGTTTCAATCCATCTTGAATATTTTGAATTAAAGTAAATTTCTTTAGTAATTTTTGATTAGAAATATAATTATTATCTTTACCATTTAAAATGAAATCATGAGATCCACTATTGGTTGGAACAGATGAAAAGCCAACATAATTGCTATTAGATCCTATAAAAGATCTTGAATTATATAATCTAATTTGATTTGTTGATGATAAAACTTCAACGTAATATATTTGTTCTGATAATCCAGGAATAGGTGTTGATTGTGGTTGATAGTAAACAGCATCTCCAGTATAAAATGGAACTGAATTTGCGAATAAAATTATAGAATATAAATTGGTATTGGAATTGTAGGATGATATTCCAGATAAAGTGGCTTTAATAACATCTGTGGTTATCGAAGTTGACAGTCCACTTGAAGCAACATAAGCATTATCATTACCATCCAAATATAAATTTTGAACGTTAGAGGTAATTTTATCATTTCCAACTCCAATTGGAACCAAACTACTATTTGTTTTTACTATTCTTCTTCTTATATCATAATTTAAATTTGGATTTGGAGTAAATACACCAATATTATTCAAGTTTACTTGATTATTTGTTATATCTACATTGCTAACATATGGTGGATTTGAATTTGAAGATACAATAGTTTGAGTTTCTCTCTCTAAAATATCAACACGATCTCCTACCTTTAAACTTGATTTATCAATTGGACTTGAAAGGGTATATGATGATCCACTAAAAACACCTACTTGATATCTTGAACTTGTATTATAGATCCAAGAATTTGCAAATATTTGCTTATATGTCTTATCTATACTTGGATTTTCAATAATTTCTCCTAGGTAATATGCAGAAATTTCATCACCTTCATTTACATTATAAGTTTTTGACGAGGCAATAAAATCTGACAGTACACCAGTAATTCTTAATGATACTAATTTGGTAATATCGCCATTTTCATACCCAAAAACAGTCTCATTAAATCGAATATTATCAGCTACATTGATAGTTGTAGTAATTCCTGAACAACCATAAAATTGATTAACACTCTTATCAGAATAATTAATAATATTATTACCAGATATAATAATTCCTGATTGTGGAAATCCAATTGTAGAGTCTACAGTAATAATTGAATCGCCAGGAGATACTTGTTCTATAACTTTAGATTTTCCTGGAATATCAAAAGTTCCTACAATAGCTGAACTATCATTATACCCAACAAAAAGAGAAAGTTTATAATAAATTTTTCCATTTATAGTCAATATCTCTGCCTGAGATACTGATGCATAAGTATTTGGATCTGTAGACTTTGTAATTGTCTGCCCTACTAATTTACTTGGATCTCCAGAAATTGGCTCAACTACTATTTGCTCTCTTCTTAAATACTCTGCTGATGAAGGTCTAATCAAATATTCTGATAGATTAACTACTGTTGGAGTTACTCCATATAAAACATTGAATAAAATTCTAAAAGATTCTTCAGTTCCCTTAGATTGGTAAAATGATTTTGCACTTTTAATAAAGTTTCCAATATTTAAATCTGATGCAAAATCATTATTTTCTAAACCTGGTGTAAATGTAGATTTAAATTTCTTATAAAATTCCTTTAAAAATAAAGAACTTAAATTATATACTGCTCTAGCAGAATCATGTGATGCTTGATTAGAAGAAGAAAATACTAATTCTTCAGGATCTGATGAGCTATGATAACTTGTAATTCCACTAAATCCTCTTATACATCCAGTGAATGTATTTGTAGTTACTCCAGTATATGTAATAATTTCATCATCAATTTTCAATAATCCATATGTTTGTGGATATCCTTTAGTACTATTGACTACAATAGTTGATGCTGTAGATGTAATACCGGCAGAGAGATAAGTATTATCTACAATAACTTCTGGGGTTAAATTATCTAATTTTAAATATTGATCTAAATTCTCTGCAATATCTACCGGACCGCCTTGATATTCTTGAGAAATATAATATTGCTTTAAAAAATCTGATGTTAAGGGACTTTCTTGTAATATAAATCCTGGAAGTTGACTTTCAATTACGTCTTGAATCTTAACTCGTGTTTCAAAGCCAGTTTGTATCATACTACTCTACCTTGTTAATTGATTATATTCTGAATCGGAATAACTTGAAATACTGGTAAATTGATTTCCAGAAATATTCTGTCCAGATGAAATAACATCCTTAACCATATTTATTGAGCTTTTTGCAAGATCAAAATAAATGTAGAGGTTATTTAATCCTACAACATCATTCGATTCTGGATAAGCCTGAATTTCAATTACATTATTTTCAACAACAGTAGATGATATGATAATTGGATTGATTAATATTTCACCTGTTGAATAATTAATAGTTCCTGCAGATTGAACAACTACAGTATATGGAAGTGTGGTTGAAGAAATGCCTGCATTTGGATTTAATTTAATAATAGCCAAAGTACCCTTTCCGCTACCATCAAGATTTCCTAAAGCATTTTTATTTGGAAAATCTGTAAAATAAACTAAATCATCAGATGAGGATAACTTAAACCCTGTAGATTTTATATTACGTCCTTCTGGATCTACATGGAAAGTATTTCCAAAACATACATCATATTGTGCTTTTTGATTTACTAATGCTACCAAATCTCTTCTAATTTTAACTCTTGTGATATTTGATGTAATAGAAGTGTCTGTATTATCAATAATTTGGAGAACTTTACTATATTTAAATCTCCCCCCAAATTGATTTAAATCAATTGAATTTCCATATGTTGTCAATGATGTAACTATACTATCATGCAGGGAATTGACTGAAGATACTTGAGAATTTGTATAATAAACATAAGATTCAATTTCAATATTTAAAAGAACTAAATCTACAATTTCTTGTCTAATTCCCGATAAACTATAATCTTTCAATTTAGTAAGAATTAAACTTTTATCAAAGTCCGATACATAAATTCCATTTTTTGGTTTGATGCTAATTTGAACAACTCCATATTTTGGAGTGCTTAATTCTTCTCCACCTACAATTGAAACAGATTCTGTATTTGTATAAATTTGAGGAATAATTGCTTCGTAATCACGGGCAGTTACTGCCCTATATTGGGAAGAATAAACTCTTGGGGAAAAGTATTTAATTGAATCTATAGACTCAATATCGGCACCATTAGATGCTGAAGCACTTGTGGTAATAGTAACAGCCCCTAATGGTATAACTGGATTGCTTAAGGAATCAGTTAAACTACCAGCATATGAAAAATTATTGGCACCATTACCACTTATACCATTACTGATAATGTATCCAGTAGTAATTACCGCACCGTTATCAAGCTTTTTGCCAAAAATACCATCACCAAAAAATATTTGATATTCTTCATCTTGAACTTCCTGAATCAAATAAATTTCTGATTCGGAATTAACATTGATAATATTATCTACTAAAGAATACTGAACACCGAGTCCAGTATCAGCAAGTCCTTTTACATAAACAACAAGTGTTGCCGTGTCAATATTTTGATTTGATAAAACAAATCTTTGATCAAGTGATCCATTATATGTAAACCTTTGAGATAGATATGTCCCTTCGTATACTGTAATGTCATTAAAGTTTGCAGTACCAGATACGATTGGAACAGTAATACTCTCAGTAATTGAAAATACATAGGAGCCACCAGTAGCAGTTCCAACACAAACCAATCCAGGATTTAATGTTAATGTTGGACTTGTACTATCAGTGGATACTGAGAACGATATAACTGCCTGTGCTGATCTTGTTGAACGAGGAACATACCCAATATTCCTTGCCAGAGAAATAACATTTTCTCTAAGAGTTGCAGAATCCAAAAAGGATTCATTCACAACCATATTAGAGTTGAATGCTGTAATGTAAGTATTATATGCTAACGTATCAATTAAAATGGAAAAATTTGATCCTTCAAAATCAAAGTCCGTGAATGTGGAGTTAGCACGGAGATAATCTTTGATAGAAGTTTTGATCTGATCAAAATCTAAATTTGTAAATTTTGTAAAAGGCATTTTACCTGGTTGCCTCTAGTAAGAATGTAAATTGTTGAGCTGGAACTTGTTGACCGATAATTTCAAAAGAAATAATAATTTCAAAATTGTTTTGATCTGGTTGAGGATTTACTACAATCTGTACATTATTTACTCTTTGCTCATAATTTTTAATAGTGTTTTCAATTTCAGTTTTAATAACAGATGCAGTACCATAATCAACAAAATCAAAAAGAATGGATCTTACATTAGATCCAAGAGTAGAATTAAAAAATCTTTCAGTTGGAATTGTCTCTACAAGATTTCTAACAGATCTTATGATTGCATTTTCATTTGACAATATAGCCAGATCCTTTGTAACTGGATGAGGTACAAAGGATAAGCTAATATCTTTAAATGATCTAGATATCCTTTGTACCGCCATTCTGAAACAAATTTCTTCAGTTATTTATGTTTATTTCCATGAAGAACCATAAGTTGGTTCTGTTCCATATTCCCAATCATCATAATCTTCATCATTACGAATTTTTTCATGAAGATCAGTTTGTTTTTTTAAATCATGCTTTGGTGCATCATCGTGCATAATTTCTTGCAAAACCTTTTGTTCTGGGACATAATCTGTGGTTAATCTTGTGGTTCCCCACATATTTCTCATGTATTCACGATCTCTATCAACTTTTAGATTGGACATTTTTAGCTCCTGTTTTTATAGAAAAACAGAACTTTTATAAAGGAGGTTGCTATCTCCTTGTAATTATTTAACGATCTAATTGTCTAAGATTATAATTGTCAGAATTTAAATATTTAAGTAATTCAAGAGCAACTAATTTAGGTTTTCCTCCACCGCAAGTATAAACATCTATAGCAATACAACCTTCTTCAGGCCAAGTGTGGCATGAAACGTGACTTTCTGAAAGTGCAATTACAATCGTAACTCCTTGAGGAGTGAATTGGTGAGTAAACACATTTAAAATTGTCATTTCGGCACGTTCAATTCCCCTCTTCATTACTTCCACTAGGGAGTGAACGTCATTTAACATGTCGTGGTTGACATTATACACCTCTAATAAAAGGTGATTCCCCATAGAAAACTTTTCCAATTCACACTATACCTTCAAATTAACTCTGAAAGATTATTTATTTTTAAAATTTTATTGGTTTTTGGCTTTCGGTTTTCTTCAAGACGAGAGTGACGCTACTCTTTTACGAGAAGAAACGGTATAAGAACTCATAAAGGCTTATAAGGCACTTAGTGAATCAAAAATGAATAAGTTACTCTATAGGATTTTATGTTCTTGCGTGTAGGAGTTAGACTCTTCTATACTCTGATAACAGTGTTCTGAAAGATATAACAGTATTCGCTTGATCATTAGGTAAAAAAATATCTGTCCCCACTCCATAAGGATGAGAACAGACATGTAATTTAGTGATAGAGAATTATCTTCCTTGTCCTCTATACTTTTTACGAGCCGCATTGCGTGATGTGGCAGAATACTTAGTATTTGCCCCAGCACCCTGACGAGTGCTCTTAGGTTTTGATTCAATAACAACTTTACTAGTCAATGAGGGGCGTTTTGCCATAATTAATCTCCAATAATTTCAGTATCAATGTCAGTAGGATTTGGAGAACCTGTCTCATAAAACTGTAGGGACAGATCCTCCATAATATCAAAATATTCTTCTTCTGAAAGATTTGAATATATCTTTCTTCCGTTTACAAGAATATTGTAGTGCGCCATCAGATCACACGAGTTTTTTCATGTCCAACACGAACACGAGGATCGCACCAGATCTCAAAGCCCGCCTCTTTTGCATCCAGGCAGAATGATACGTCTTCACCGCACATGTCCTGAACTTCTCCCGATTCAAAGACTTGCATCTTTGGTGCGAACCAAGGATACTTCATCTCAGAATGCTCAAAGACTCCTTTCTTAATGAGAAGCCATCCAAAGCCGGTATAATCCACAGTGAAGGGCTTACGGCGCTTGGAGATGCTTTCCAGAGTCTCATGATTCATCACGCCACCATTATTACGGAAGTCATCCTCCTCCAGCCAATGAGCGACTGATGTAGTATGTCCGTCTTCGGTACAATACCAACCTGCAGAAATATCTTTATCCATTAATACGAGTTGCCAAAACTTCTCACTATTAAATACGATATCGCTATCAATCCACAGTTGATAATCATAATTTAACTTTCCTTGCCAGGGCACCTGATCTGGACCCGCCAATACGTTTGCTCCGAGGCACTTGCAGCGGGCAAAATTAACCATTGATGAATAGTCTTGCGAAATCTGAATGCTTGCTCCTGACTGGACAAGATCAAAACAGAGTTGTACAAAACTCTTCAAGTAGGCATATGAAACTCCACGACCTGGAAGACAAAAGACAATCGACTTGCCTTTTACCATTTCTCTTGCTAAATCATAATCCCATTCATCTTTCTGTTCGGCAACTGGTGCCTTTGCTTTAACGGTAAATCCTTTAGCCATAATTGTAGTTGGTTTACTTCAGTATCATAACGCATTATATATCACTTGTCAATCACTTACTTGTTTTCGGTAAGTACAACCTCATCCCCGTCCAGGGTAAAAGAAACTTCGGTATCTTCATACCATGAAAGCTCGTTCGCCAGCCATTCTGGAATCACGATATAATATTCACCCGTAATTGGATCGACTTGTACGAGCTGAAAATTTTCCTCGGAATTTTTCTTCATGTTTCTGTATATAACTTTACAAATTCACAGGTATATAGTATTTTCAATTTTTCATTTTACAATGAGAAATATTATGACTACGAGTACAAATAGAATCACTAAGAATTCCGTGAATATCCACTTCGGTATTCTTAGATCATTAATTAGGGCACTTTATTGAAAAATTCTTTTATAAGGCATTTTTTTCTGGGAGAATTTTTTTGATTCGTCCCTGTGAGCACTCGGCGTACCTGGGAAATTTTTTTAGAGTGCCTTATAAACAAGTTAGGCTTGGGTAACACTTTATAGCTTGGGGGTACCTTGGGTTTTTATAAACGACGCCCCCCAATCACGGACACTGCCAATAACGAACGCACAAGGCTAAGTATACACAACTGTCCCACACGAACGCATAAAAAAGGGAGGCATCTCTGCCTCCCTCAGTGATACCCTCAAACGGGGGTGTTGATGTTCTGAGCCCAGTTCCTCAGGCGAGCATTGCTTGCCTTGCTGAACACCCGATCACTGAAGACACCGTAGACTAAGACGTGGCGTCCGCCTGCCTTGGCGGCAGCTTGAAGAGCACGGCGTCCAAGGGCACGGCGGGTAGGGGTGGCACCCGTGGTAGCCAGGTTGAACAGAGCAGTGGCACGGTTCGGACCGATCACGGTGGGGTTGCCGATCACACGCTCTGCGAGCATGGCGGGGGAGATGAAGCGGATGGCGGTGGACTTCATGAAGTTGAGCATGGTGTTGAATGCGGTGCGGGGCTGTCCCGCTTGAATGAATTATAGACGGTGGGGGGCTGGTTGGCAACCCCCCGGTGAGATCAGTTTTCAGTGTACCCGTCGAACCACTCCCCAGCCTTGCGGGTTTTGGGGTTGCGGCAGTGTGCCTGAGCTTCCTCCAGAGTCCGGACAGTTTTGATGATCTTGTCTGCCTTGTCCAGGTGGGGAGCGTAGGAGCGGATGATGGTGTAGGACATCGGATCGGTTGCTTGGTTGCTTGTGAATTGTAGCACGGAATGGGGGGCGGTGATGCCCCCCGGTGGAATCACCAGATCAGCGGGGTGCCGTCGGTGTCGTAGATCTCAGCTGGCAGATCCTCCCAGAGGTCGGATTCCATGGAGGACCAGATCTCCTCTGTGAGATCCATCATGCTGAACTCCTCCAGTTCTTCAATCTGGGGGCAGTCGGTGAAGGCGTAGGACATGATCGGTTGGTTGGTGATGGGGGGATCTCCTCCCCCCGTGATCGTATTGTAGCAGATCGGTGGGAGGCGTCAACCCCACTGATTGGATCGCCACCCGGAGATGGGGCATCGGGCGGATCCATCGGAGTGCAGATCAGCCAGCTCTACGGCTGAGAGTCCATCCACCCCAGAACGGCGGAGCGATTCGCCCACGTTGTCGCCACGGTGGGAGTTGAGCTGGGGGCGATCCTTCACCACGTTGGTGGAGATCCACACGGTTTGGCGTGTGGTGAGATCGGTTGCTTGGCTGTAGAGTGCCATGATGCTTGGTTGGTTACTGGTGAATTGTAGCACGAAAAAGGGGGGCGATGGTGCCCCCCGGTGAGATCATCGCTTGGCTTTGATCTGAAGCTGGATCTCCCGGAGATCTTCGATCATCAGGCGGGCACCTTCAACGCTCATGGCTGGACGCTTGCCTGCCAGTGCCTCCTCAATGCGATCATCCCAGAGCATCAGGGAATCCATGATCGCCTGTTGGAGGGCGGTCTCTTGGTAGCCAGTGAGGGTGATGTTCATCGGTTCCGGTGTGGTTGACTTGTGAATTGTAGCACGGATGGGGGCTCAGTGCCCGTTGGTGTATTCTCCGATGATCATCCCATTCTGGCGGACTTGAGCGTAGCCAAACTCCTCTGAGAGATCCAGGCACAGATGCCAGGCACGATCCTCATCGGTTGTGGTGTTCTCCCAGGGAGCAGCGGGGCAGATCACGTCGTAGCGTTGCATGGTGCGGTTGCTTGGTTGCTTGGATACTGTAGCACAAAAAAGGGGGGCTGTGGTGCCCCCCCCGTTAAGTTTAAGCTAACCGCATCCCAGAGAAGAATGGGATTGTGGAGAATTCTTCGCCCCACTTAGAACGAAGGAACCACTGATAGGACTTCTGGAATATACCTTCACCAGGGATTCCATGAACCTGAAGAATAGCGTTGAGGCGGGATTTGGTGGTAACAGTTTGCCATCCCCCATCATAGAGGCGGACAAAACCTTCACCAACCTCAGCAATCTTGTTACCGTGGAGGTATACAAAACTCACACCATTGGAGAAGTTAACTTCGGTGTTGTCTTGCTTCCAGTCACGCTTGGCGATGATGGCAGCGTTCATCCGTTGTTCGATCTTACGCATGGTCGGGTGTCGTGTGGTTGACTTGTTCAGTGTAAGGGGTGAAAGGGGGGCTGTGTGCCCCCCGTGTGCCACCTAGGCGACTGGCACAAGCTCAACGCTGGTGCTGGTGTCGATGGCGAGCAGAGCAGAATCCAGGACATCCAGGCGATCCCAGATGTCAGGGTAGAGTTCGGGATACTTGGTGCTCAGTTGCAGGATCTCACCCCTCCAACTTACCAGAGCCAGGCGAAGCGTTGGGGTGGGGATTGTGGCAGGCATCGGATCGGTGCGGTTGACTTGTGAATTGTAGCAGCTCAACGGGGCATCTGGCAAGCAGCAGGAGCAACCCGGTTGAGAGCGTTACAGTCTGAAATGTTTTGATTGTGGGCGGCATCAGCAAGGCGGATCGCCCCCCAGCCCAGCAGCAGAATCAGGAGAAAGCGTTTCATGGTAAAAAGAAAGGGGAGCCGAAGCTCCCCCATCCTATCAGGCGGCGACGTTCAGAAGCTGATCGTTGCGGATGGCTTTGTTGATAAAGCCGCCCACCGACTGCTGAGTTGCAATCACTTCGTTAAGTTGGCTAACGAAAGTTTCAGGAGCAGCAGCCCGGTAGGTATAGTCACGTCCACCGTTGAAGGTAACAGTGACTTGATCGCCGTTCATATCAGAGATAGATTCAACAGCGGAAGAGGTGAATTTGAACATGATGTAGTTTAAGGGATAGTGGGTTAGTGAAGTTTTTTGAGCGGGATGCTTCACCCCCGCTTGATGTAATCAATATAGCCCGGATTGGGCGGGTTGTCTATCAGGCTTGTGCCAGTTCTTCAACTGGTTGGAGATCTTGGATGATGCTATCCAGGATGGCAAGGATCTCATCACCCGTGCTGGCTTTGTTGAGCAGGGCGGTAGCAAGTTCAAGTGTCATGGTGTTTGTTTGGTTGACTTGGGTAGTTTGAATGAAGCGGGGAGAATTGTCTAGGGAGTGTGTGCCACTTCCCCAGCTGTCACACGTCCAGGCAGTGCCGATAGGTTTGTTGTAACCTGATCAGCACATCATCCCAGAACTCTTTATCATCATCGTCGTTGTATTGGTTGTTATCTTCAACCAGACGAATGAGATTGTTGAGATCATCAGGAGTGAGAAAGTTCATTTCCTTAGGGGAGAATTGAAGTAACGAGTGAAGCATAGCACCACGATGATGCCAGTGGAGATGACACCGACCAGTCCTAGAACTGTCACAGTGTCGCCAGTGAAAGTGTAAGTGTCAATCATTAGTTTAATACTCCAGCAACACGAATGTAATCTTCAATGCAGTCAAATGCCTGCTCCAAAATGTAATCGGACTCATCCAAATTGCGAAGAACTTTGTTAGTGATTTCCTCATTGAAATACACCTCTTCGCCATTCTCATCCATCTCAAATACATCCTCTTTGGTGAAGATGAATGCAGCACAAGATGCTTCTGCTCCTTGTTGCTCAATCAAACGCTCTACGCTCTCTTTGAGTTGTTGAAGTGTGCGGTTCATTAGAAATCCCAGTTTGAGTTTAAAAAGGCTTGAAATGTTTTCTCTGAGTCATCTTCACTCTTGAAGAGTTCTTGTTCTTCAAGATCAAAAATGTCCCCGGTGTTGAGATCTTCCAGGAGAAGTGCTTCAGTACTCATGATGTGTCGTTTGGTTGACTTGTTAAGTATTGCAGGGGGCTGGGAAACTCGCAATCCCCATTGTGACAGTTCTCAGACTGTCACATACATGGTTTTGTCTGCATCCCCGTGGATGCTATCACCATACCACACTTCCAGCCGCAAGGTGTTACCATAGAAGTTGGCAGGGATACCATAACGGATGAACCCAGAAGTTGTAGAATAAGCAGAAGTTAATCCTCGATCAGTCATGCCGACTTCATTATAGCCACCTTTAGCATTTTGCTTGGTGTAGATGATCTTCATGATGTGTCGTGTGGTTGACTTGCTTATCATAAGGCACGTGTGCGGCACCTGTGTGCCCCTGTGTGACGCTTTACGCACTGGCACACTAGATGCGTATGCATAAAAATAGACGGGCATAGTGCCCGTCTAGATGTGTGTGTATCTCGTCGAGATGTGTGTAGTATGATGTATGTCTCGACGAGATTTGTATGTGTGCAATCTAGACTAGACTGCTAATGCTCCAGCTGGAATCTCAACAACTTCGGGAAGTTTGCTATCATCAAACTGGTGCATGTTGTAGCACACCCATTCACCATTGCGGAACAGATAAGCATACTCTTCGCTGTTATCAGGAAGCAGATACTCACACAGATCATCATCAAGGCGAGGAGGGCGATTCTCACCACGAGCAGAATAATAGAGTGCCCCTTGAGCAACAGTTTCATTGTTGAAACCAGCATTAGTCCAGGCAGAATTCATATCACCACCATCAATCAGTTCTGCAACTTTATCTTTGGTGTTGTAGTGAGTGTTCAGAATTCTACCCAACCAAGACTCATAACCATCCCAATGATGATAGGCAGAGAGCACAGAACCATTAGAGAGTTCGATACCAATACGAGCACGAGTTGCCATGTTGTGTTGTGAGTGGCGAACGAATGTAATGTAGAACGGATTGGGGGGCTGTGCAAGCCCCCTTGTGCCAGTTCTCAGATCGTCACACTTCCGCCAGCAGCAGTTTGTGAATTCGATCTGCTTCTTCCAGGATATCACCATCCAGACGATCCCACTCTACCCAATCATAGGCAGATCCTGCGGTTTCGTATGAACCATCGGGCAGCAGCGGAGCATACATCAGAACTCGCTGATTGTTTGCATCCAGTTTGTAGGTGCAGTTGTTGAGTTTGGAGATGGCGAAAACCATTGGATTTCTCAGGAACGAATGTAATGTAACAGGGATCACGGCGAACCGCAATCCCCCTTGTGCCAGTTTGGTAACTGGTTACTTATACAAATAACCACCAGCCCAATCAGCATTCTGAAACAACCATTCACGTTGTTCAATCAATCGTAGATCAAATCTTACACCTTTAGCAGGTGCTTTCCAACCAGCAGCTTTATATACCTCACCAGTCTTCTTATCAACGAATGCATGAACCGAACGATTCTTGCGAACAGAATCATCAACCATAATGATCTTGTGATACTTGGTGCCAGACTCGAAGATGTAGTCATAACCATCAGGAGCAGCATGACGCAGAGCATCACAAAGCATCCAGGTCCACTTTATTACATTCAGATGCAAAGTGTTCTTTGCAGTTTGCTCAGCACAGTAGGCACTGAAGTCTTTGGTGAGAAAAGCAGAAGTCATGAGGTTTCTCAGGAACGAACCCAACATAACCGAAAGTCCCTCACATGTGCAAGGGACATTGTGCCGGTTCTCAGATCGTCACAGCCTGTGGAAAACCTGTGGAAAACTTGTGGAGAACCTGGGGAGAAACCACTCACTCAACTGTCACATCAGATGGCGTCAGCCAGCTCTCTTATGCTATAATGTGAGACTCTCTCATCACCCTCAAGACCTAGGAGTTCCTCCCAGTTCATGTCTTCCAGGTGTAGATCATCATATACATCCAATTCCAGTGTAACCTGTACCTGACGCTTCTGTGTGATACTCATGATGCCTCCGTGTGTATGTCTAGATTATATCATGCATAATGACGATACGCAAGGGCATCATAGCCGCCTGCGTCACGTGCATAATCCTCGTCGAGATCATATGTGTACTCGTCGAGATCCTGTGCGTAATCGTTCGTGTATGTATAGTCGAGATCGTAGTCGTCGTACATAGCTCGTCGAGATCCTGTGAGTGCTTGTGTATTATAGCACATAACTCGTCGAGATAGGAGAACTAGATGTGACACTTGATGATGTGTCTCGTCTAGATGCGTTCTCGTCGAGAATGTTGTAGGTATATATGCGTCTCGTCGAGATTTTATGAGCCTTGTGAGGATTTGTGAATTTTCGGCGGGTGGGGCTTGACAAACTGGGCGTCTTATGTATTGCTCGCTAGGCGCACAAGGCTCAGACACATTTAAAGGCATTAAAGACACATTCCACAGTTATTCCGCAGTATTCGATACCTTTTTCCACACTTTTTCCACAATACACACAACAATACATATAGTTTTTTAATACATTTAATTAATTAATAAAATAAATTATTTTTATCAATCTTCAGCCATCAATAACAAATATACTTCATGAATTGCTTCGGGTATGGTAGCATTGGGATTCTCAAGTGCATAACCTTCTGCAATATCAAATGCAGTATCTGGACTGAGTTGACTACCACCACTCTTCATATACATGGAATAGGCAGATGCTGCGACTTGACGAATTGGATGTATTTCAGTCATTTTACTTTTGATTCTCCACTTTCAATATAATTAGCAGCAGCATGTAATGTTTCGGCTGCTGTAGTAATCTTAGCCTGTACCCATGCTTCTACGTTTGATTCTTCTCCTTCCATTTGTTTCATCAATGATTCACATGACTTTTGAATCGAATGTAATTGAGCACGAATCATCGACACTTCATGATCCTTCTCTTCATACATTGAATCATAGGCACCTTGTATAGTAGGATCTTTCTTTTCTCTCTCACCATACATGGCACTATATGCATCTTGCACGGAGTAATGATTCATTTTGATTCTGGAAGTGTTGTAGTATTTAGTTCCCACATTGTACCGTTCCAAGTCCATGAGATTTCATTCCATGTATACACATTATTCACTTGTGGATCATCAGGAAATGTTGGTATACTATGATCAATTGGTTCTTCTTCTGTTGTAATTTCTTGTTCCATTGCATTCCACTTATGAATCGGACATGAATCTAATGCAAACGATGCCTTATGTTCCAGAAAGCAACCACAGTGTTTACATCTGATTTGTTTGGCATCATAATACTCACATGACTTACAAATGTTTAATCTTTGTTGTTTTACATCATCACTCACAAACATTGGACCTTGATTCGACGCAACGTCCGATAGAAAGTTAATTAAGTTCTTTCCTTGTTTTAGAATAGATGGATAGTCAGTCATGAGAATACTGGAATGATTTCAATGTCCTTACAGTTTTGTTTTTGTATATAGTGACTCCAGTTTAGAGCATCACGTTCATCATAGAATACCACTTGTTGTTGTGAATAGTGATTCTTCTTTTTCTTTGGTTTTAGATAAACAATTTTGAATTTCATTTGGAGGATTGTTTCATCAGTGTGACTTCATTCCAATACTGTTTATAAACTAAAATACAAACATGATTCACTGGTGAAGTTGATCGATCATCCAGGCAAAGAGTAAAGTATTCTTCGCCCAGGAAGTCAATACGTCCCATGTAATCTTTGTACTGAACCAGAATACCAGGAGCAAAGGTATCATGCTTCATGTCGTGAACGATTCAACGACTACTGATGGAATATCATCTGCAAGAGCGAATTTTCGTGCATTCCGAATGTTCTTTTTCAGATGTGAATAATACGTCTCATAATAATTATCATCATCGTCTTCAGTAATAAGATCAAAGCACTCATCATCGTTCTGTGCAATCACATTCCATACGCCACCGTACTCAGAAGAAGGAAATGGAATGTAGTGATCAACAATATACAAATAAGTCATTGTGTGTGGTAAATTACTCCTTTATTTTAATGGATTTTGTTTGATTTGTCAACTGGCGTTGTAGTTCGGCTTGTACTGGATTGAGTAATGTGATAATGTAGTGTTCGTACTCATTATCCTTCATCAGTTTACTAATACCTTCGACTTGTGATAATGCAAGAAGCAGTTTAGTTCTTTGATTCATTTCCAAACCTCTCTCCATACCTCAACCCAGTGTCCGCATTTGTTACAGTGCCTTGTGCCCTGAAATTCATCACACACATCGGCAATTTGGTATGTTCCCTTACCACATGCCTCACAATCTTTACCATCCATGTTTACTTCATCATAAAGAGTCAGTTGTTCCATTTCAACTACCACCATACACATAGTCAATAATACCAGCAGGATGATTCACACCTTCAATCACAGTGAACTTGGTAGATTCATGATCGAAATCTTCGGCACCAAAATTAACAAACTTTTCAATAAAGAATTCACGGCATTGTTCCTTAGATTCGGCGGCAATGACTACCATACCAGAAGTGTAATCGTACAGAATTTCGTTAATGATGTAGAGATTCATTACATAAACTCCATCATATAATAATCAACCGTCACTTCAAGCATGGCTGCTTTCATTTCAATCTCCATTGCAAACTCATCGGCACAACGTTCATCATCACCGTGATCGCAAAACAAGTCAAGAGTAGAATCGTGCATAATAAGTTTTGGTTTGTTTGTAGTGAATAGTATAGCACATTTATTCAAGATAGAGTTTCGTAAGAACTTTCTCCATTCGATAAGCCTCATCCTCACACTGATAACCTTTCGTGTACTGAAGTACATGATACAGTTCATGTAGTAGTGTGGTAATGAACTCATTCTTCTTGAGAGTGCGTTCAATCTCAATTTCATACTCATCTTCATCCAGTGCTAGCATCCATCCAACAACACCTTCAGATTTGAGTGATTTTCCTAAAATAGAAAGATCTAACTCGTGATTTGGTAGATAACGACTCAGAAACCAATCACAGACATCCCAGGCGAGGTCGTGATGTTTAGGGTGAGCAATCGATAGGTAATACATGTGCCCCAGTGAAGAAAGTTGACGAAGGATAGAATGAAAATGAGTTTGTGAGTTGCAGTCATGAGTTACAGAGAGAATTACCGAGCATGTTACCAAGTCCAACACCTAGTGGTATGCTCCACCAACGATCCGCCACTCTGCCGGTTCTACGATAGGCTGCATAGCCACCGGCAGCCGATCCTATGGTTGCTGCTGCACAGGGGCGTTGCTGAACCTGCTGGACGGGTGCTGCATTGCGATAACCACCGTTACCACCACACTGACTATTGTAAACATTAGTGTTCACAGAACCCCGAACATAGTTACCGTACTGATCATAGTATCCAGGATTGTAACTCTCTTGATATGTTTTGCAAACTTGATAGACATACACTTGTTGTGCCTTGATAGACACTGGAATTGCTGGAATCATCAGTGCCGAACATACCGAAAGAATGAATGCCCTTTTCACTGGAGTTTTTCCTCAGAGAGATAGACGTAATCTTGATGCTTCTTTTTGAATGCATCAATCTGTACTTGCGTTTTGAGAAACACCGAAAGCGTAGACTTCGGATATTCTTTGAAGTGATACTTAAGGCGAATCATAATGCATTCGGTTTGGTGGAACTCTCTTAGTATAAGGCATCCGTAAGGGCATTGGGAGCCTGTTGTGCCACTCCCTCAGGTGTCACATGCTGACGGATTCTGCGACAGCACACATCATAGTATTCTTTATCAACTTCGTAGCCAATGTATTTACGATTAGTTTCAACACAGCACACAGCAGTTGTACCAGAACCCATAAAAGGATCAAGAACTAAATCATTCTCATTACTCCATGTCAAAATATGATCCTTTGCAAGAGTTTCTGGGAAGATAGCAGGATGCTCAAATGCTGCTTCATCTCTTGATGAATAGTTCTTTCCTGTATTATACTTCCAGATATTATTACGTGGACTGAATTGTGGAATGGGTTTGATGTTACGTTCAACAAGTTTTCCATCTTTTTGACGTATTGTTCCCTTACCAAAGTGAGTGTATCCTGCCCAACGATTTGCCTTATCGCACAGAAGATTTGCTGTCTTTGGTTTAGTTTTCTTAGACAATACAAACATGTACTCAAAAACTTGAGAATAACGATTCCCATCTCTACGGGCAGGAAATGGACTCCCATTCTTTTCATAGATCATGGTGTCATGAAGAATGAAACCAAGATCCATGAAATGAAGTGCCTGACGAAAGCTACTACCAGTTTCCCCTCCTTTGATTACAGCATCTCCAACAACCCATACGATTACTCCACCAACTTTCATGACACGGTGAAGCTGCTCTGCAACTCCTTTGAATGTATCAAAATTCCAGGAAGAACTATCATTGTAAGAACGAAGATCATCATAAGGAGGAGAAGTGACGCAAAGATCGATCACTTCATCCTCCAGGGACTTCATTCCATCAATACAATTGTTGAAGATAACTTGGTTCATGCTGCTGTTTCAAATTGAAGGTACTTACCATTACGCTGAGGAAGACGAAAGTTGCCCCATGCAACTTGCTCTTTTACTGTTTCATAATCATCTACAGAAATCTTAAGTGAAGTGCGGGAATTAGAACCATCAGCAAAACCACGACGGATAAAGTTGAGGTTTTCAAATACTCCAATAAAGATTTCATCAATCAAGCTTGAGTTTCCAGAAAGAATCTCAAAGACATCGGCATCCTCATTAATTTTGTATTTAACACCCATGAAATGAAGAGATCCAATTTCTTTTTTGGAAGCATGAGTAGATCCAGTCCAACCATTGTTGCTGCTGGTTCCCTTAATTTCCCAAATAATATCTTCAATTGTAACATCTCCAGAAGATGTACGATCTTTCTTTACGTTAAACTTATCTGCAAGAACACAAGTCAAAACAGATTCAAGAATCCTTCCAAGATAAACAAACACTTCATTGCGATCTTCTGAATTAAGATCAGAGAATTTGATGCTTGTTGTGTCAATGACTTTTTTAGCAAGTTCTCGCTTCAGGTTGCGGAGAATAGGACAGTAAGCAATCTCTTGATTCAATTCTTTGAGAATTGATTTAACGATTTTACCATCGTTAAAATAGTCACGAATGTCAACAGAAAGAGTGGTGGTTTTCACAGGTGGTTGGTGAAGTACTCTGTAATTATAGCATGAAAAAACCCTCCTGTGGAGGGCTCAGTGTGCCAGCTTTTAAACTGTCCTCAATCCTCATAAATTCGGCACTCTCGTGCTCCAGGATTTAGGTGGCAGTAAAGCTCAAATGGAGTTGGATCATGCGAATCTTCAGGATGATTTGCTTTATATGATTCCAGTGCTACAAGTTCTTCTTGCGTATGTCTTCTTGACTGTGGGGATGATGTAGGATCATTTAAGATCTCAACGTCTTTTTGAATGTGTTGATCTATGGTATCCATAGGTCTTGCTAAAATGTTGTAATATTTATTTTAATAATTGCTCGGTTTTGTTTGTACCGATACAGGATCACCCTTACCTTCAAGAGATCTTACCATAAGTTCGGTGAATTTCTCCATTTTTTCTGGTGAAACTGTGCGTGGATCGTAATTAATTGCTTTTCGGAGGGCATTTAACTCATTCCATTCTTCCTCTGTGAGGTATTCTGTACCTGTTCTGGATAGAGTCATAGTTCCTCAAGTGCGATTGTGTTGATTCTAACACTTATCTCCATTATTATGTAGAAACTTAATGATGTCTTCAGGTTTCAGTAAAATCTTGTAATGCTTTGATTTCTCGGTTTAACTCTTCATCATTTTTACGTTTCTGAAATTCAGTCCACAACGCATTATGTACATCCATAAGTTCAGTAACCCAGAAACCTTCGGGATAGATGCCAAGAGTATCCATCAAGCCACGATGACTGGTTCCATCCTTTTCTGCTTTACACATAATGTGGCAGATTGCCTGCACCATATCGTACTTATCTTGTGAGGAGAGCATATAATACTTTCCTATTGCTTTTTGAACTGATTCTTCATGCTCTTTTTGCATTTCTTTACAGGCATCAGAATCCCACCATTTTTTAAATGCTTTATCAACTTGTGGTTTGTATGCTTCTTCTTGATCCATAGTAAGTGCAGATACTCCTTCGGTTCCTTTGGGTTTGGGTTCAATATATCCAGATGCAGGCCCGCTTGCGTGATTGTTATCAATCATTGAAAAATGCTCCAAAATTACCACTGCTTCCAGGCTTGCGTGATTCAAGTTTATCCAACAGAGAATCAGTACTCATTACAGATTCAATGCGATGAATCAAATCAGCAATTACACTACAAACCATAGGTCGTTCAGTTCTTGCTGCATAAGACAATGCATTTCTTAGACTTGCCTCTGCTTCTTTGAGCGATTCTTCTACTTGTGTTCCGAGTGCCATTTTAATTCTCCTTAATCCAAAATCCATCATCAGTCATAGCCCAACCATCTTCAATCATTTCTCCATAGGTTTTAACTTTTGCAAGTTCATTACCTTTTACCCAAGATGGTTCTTTTACTTTTTTTAACAAATAAGATCCATCACCTTGATCAATCCACTCAACTTGATTACCTTCTTTAAGATCTATTGCTTCCAACAAATCATCGGGGAAAGTGATAAAGTATTCACCACTTAGATCTGGTTCAACAGGAAGAACCCATTTATTTACTTTACCTTTTTTTGCCGAAGTTGTAGCAGCACACATTGCATCCAGTTCTTCATCAGTGTATTGCAATCCTTCTTCTGGACAATAATGTTCTTCCCAAAAATCAGTCCAAGATTTCTTACATTCTGGTGAAGAATCGTCTTTATCACAAGTTAGATGCCCCACACCATTACCATTCAGAAGAGCAAGAAGTTCATATGCCTTTTCTGTCTGTACTTTGTAGGTATAATAGTTGTCCTGAACTACACCTTTAATTACATCATAGATTTCTTGTGGTGTTGCATCTGTACTCATAGCATCGTACAGAAAGTTCTCAACTTGTCCGAGGGAGTATTTCTTGTAGTCAGTCATTTTTTTCCTCAATAGCTCTGAGAATTGATTCCTTTAGGATAGCATTAATCTGTTCCTCTGTCAACCCATCCAGATACTTGTATCTTGGATCATCAGGATGCCATTCCACCACCAAGCCCCCTTCAGGACTATCTACTACTCTAAGACTGTCTTCCATAATGTTTTATCCATAAGAATGTCTATACGTGCATCAAGACTATTTTCAAGTCTGTAAAGTTCATTTGTTGTAGAAACGTTTTCTTCTTCCAGTTTTGTGATACGATCTTCCAATCTCACAACTTCTTTTGCAAGTGAAGCACAAAGTCCAACAAGAGAATGTTTGTTTCCATCAACATCAGTAACTAAAAGATCAAAAGTTTCAGGAATTTCATATCGTTTTAAAAATTTATTCATCCATTTAAACATTAGATTACTCCTATTTCACGAAGGTATGCTTGGTATCTCATAAAGCCACCAATTTTGATCGGTCTGCATAAACTATCACAGCACCTACAGTATGATAGAAACTCATACCAAGGTGATGTAGGGTCAGTGTCGCTCATACTTTTTCAAAACAAACACTATTGAATTTACCCCCTCTAATTCCACGAAGATATAACTTTGTGTGCCAAGAGTGTATCTCTACTCTTTCAACATAATAGATGTCACCCTCAAACAATAATCCTTTGGGGTTATCATTGCTTCCCCATCTAACCTGTTCTTCTGTGGAACCAAGATATCTTACTTGATCTCCGGCTTTAAAGTTTTCCATCTACAACTGATGAATACGAAACTCCTATATCATTTAGGCTTCCTTCTTGTTTGAGTTTGAGATAATATCTTGTTGCTGCAACACAAGCTTCGGATGTGAGAGATGCAACAAGTGGTTTCCCATCCTTATCATAACTCCTCCAAGTTTTCCAAGTAGATTCCTCAACATAGAATGCATCATCAATTAGTTCTTTCACAGAGTAATCCATCGATTGTTTTCAAGAGTCCAGTTAGTCACTTCTGCAATGCGTTCCCGCACAGATTTAGCAGGTTCCCATCCCAGTTCTCTCATTTTATCACCATCCAGAGCATAACGCAAGTCATGTCCAGGACGTGAGGAATGAAAATCTACAAGATCATACTTGAGTTCTTTTCCTTGTGCATCAGCAATAATCTGTGCAAGTTCAAGATTGTTCAGTTCTTCCGAACCAACGATGTTAAACTTAGGACACTTAGCACCACCATAGGTAGTTTCAATAAATGTCTTATCCACTAGGAATAATACAGCAGAGGCAACATCTTCAGCATGAATATAATGCCTTGAACCAGGAATGGTACGAGTACTATCACTATGAATCGTCACAGTTTCACCATCACGAATGCGTTTGATACACATTGGAATGTATTTCTCAGGATGCTGACGCTCGCCAAATACATTCATGGTGTGCGTGATGTATACAGGCATACCATAAGTATTCTGATATGCTACTGCAAGTTCTTCTCCACCTGCCTTAGTTGCACTATAAGGATTGGTACTGTTGTAACGATCATTTTCCTTATACTTGATACCATCAGGAGCAGGACCGAATACTTCATCTGTGCTGAAATAAATGAATCGTTTCAAATCAGTTTGCTTACGGGCAAACTCAAGAATGTTGCAGGTTCCCACAACATTATCCATCACAAATTCCATTGGATAGTCAATACTACGATCCACATGAGAACCAGCAGCAAGGTGTAGAATATAATCCACTTGTCCAACTTCAGAACAAACAAGTGGGTTCATCTCTGCTTTCAAATCATGATGAACAACTTTAACTCGTTTACGAACATCAACATCAAATGAAAGCATCAAGTCATGAAGACGATTGAGATTGCCACTATAATCTAAACGATCAAGTGTAATAATTTCCCAGTCAGTGGTTGAAAGAATTTGTCCAATCAAATGGTGAGCAATAAACCCAGCACCACCAGTAATAAGAACTTTAGTCATGATTTTGATCTCCAAATTTGTATCCAATTTTGTAATTTTTTTTGTTAAGTTTGTATCGTGTAATGTGTTTCTTCATGTGTTCTTCACTTTGAAAGTAACACTTGCGAGTTTCTTTACCGTCCTTATGTAGAAGCTTCCAAGGGAACTCATCAAAAGGAAATTCTTCGTCTTTAGTCATTCAGTTCCACCATAAAGTTTTGAGTCAGAGGCATAATAACCCATTTCAAATGCAGTTCGTAACCATTTTACCATACTTTGACTGTCTTTGCTAGCCTTTGCATAGTCAAAGTCATCCCAGAACCTTTCATAACGGAAGGAATATCCTTCCATCTCCTCAAACCAAGCATCAAACTGCTTCTTAATCTCAAGTTTTTGTAAGTTGAGTTGTTCCAGTTCTTTTTTATGTTCTTCGGATAATGGTTCTCCCAACCAATCTTCTAATGTATCAGGATCAATTGTGTTACTCATCGTCTTTCTCATACTTTTCTTTCAATCTATCAAAAACTTCATCTATGGAATATGTCTTTTCTCTACCCGTATCTACATCATCTACCATTTGCATAAGATACTCAAGAAACTCTTTGGAGTAAGTTTCATCAAGATTTATGCTTGTCCAAAACCAATCATAACACTCTTGAAATGGTTCATCATCTCTAAGAAGAGTATATTTCTCATAATCTCCGGTTACAAGGTCTCTCCACATCACAAAGTTAGCATTAAATGAATGAAACCAAGTAGGAATGAGGTGTGTGAAGATATACTCCATCCAACTCATTTTAATTTTATTGGTGCCGAATACTGGTTTAGAAATCATAGTGCAAATACCTCCACATCACTCACAGAAAATCCACCTTTCAGTAGATAATAAGTTCTCAATTGCAGAGCACTCATTTCACTATTCACAAGAAACTGTATTCTTACAGTTGCACCATCCACAAGAGATGATAGGATGACGGCAAACTTATTCATCAGTGCTCCACCATTGCGTCAAGATACCTTAGTGTATCATCCATACGAGCATCCGTCAAGTGAGCACCAGGACAGTATCCCAAATGAGTATTATGAGTATTCACCCAGTGTATCATAAGTTCTTTATCACCACCCAAAAGAATATCCAAAGACACAACCATTTGTATCAGTTTTATTGGTTCAATATCACCCAAAGGCATATGAAGAATATTTGCAACTTTGGTTGCGGTCTGTTTTAGAAACTCTTCGTCAGTCATAATAAAAATCAGTGTTTACTGTTCTTGTTTGCCGTGTACTCTCTCAACTGCTTTTGCTCCAATTCCACCTTGAGAATTGAGAACTGCCATTACCTCACTTTTAGACAATTTTTTCTTTGGATCCATTGCCTTTGCTTGTATATTGGCAATCTGCTTCTTCTTTGCTTCTTCTAAAAACTGCTTGAAGTTAATCATAAGTTTTTTTAGATATTTATTCATAATGCCTCCACTTCATCAGCAATTTCACGCAATACTTCAATCGGGCACTGCAACTCCCCCAAATCCGTGCATAACCTATCAGCAACTTCACGAATTACAGCAACAACTCCATCTTTTGGAAAGTTGTAAGTATCTTCTGCTTCGTATGCTTTCATAATCTGCTCTGCTCTAATCGT